AGGCCACCAGAATGGATTTACCGCCCCAAAAGCCCACAGCCGGGGCGGCGGGGACGCGTTCCGCGCTGCCGACCCATTCATTCCAGCCCTTCACGAAAGGATCAACCCATGAACCGCTTCACCATCAGCGCCGCGCTGCTGTGCCTAGCCGCGACGGCACTCGCCGCGGCGCCGCCGAAGGCGCGCACCCCGTCGTCGCCCCCGGTCGCCACCGTTAGGGCAGCACAAACGCAACAGTTACCAACCAATGCTCCGTCGCCTGGGCAGTCATCAAACGCCGCTAGGAGGCCCGCTGACGATGGCGGCGGAGATGATCCGCCTGGGAATGATCCACCACCCGGCGTCGTAGCGGGCCTGGTTGGGCCACCACCACCGCCACCCATAACGAATCCGGTCATCGAAGGGCCACCTGAACCAACAGAACAAGGGCTGTCCTTCTTCCCGATGCCGTTCATCGCGACAGACGTCGCTATGGAAGTAGTAGTAGGAAAAGGCCTCGACGCGAAGCTGTGTCTGCACAACCCCAGGTCGGGAACTGAACACCAGATGGAGCAGAAGTGCATCCCAATTGATCGTCCCATGCCGGCAGGGATGGTTCCGGACTACGTCGACGCCAGCAAAATCGACCAGGATTCCGATTCTGATGCGCGCTCCCTGTGGTTTCATCCGGTCGGTGACAGCGACCCCAGCGACACCACCGCCAACGCCAACGCCCAAATCGTAGCGGTGCGCTTCATAGCGGCCCTGGCAAGAGCGTCAACGGCCTGGAGCTACTACTTCGACGCGCACCCGGACGAGTTGGCGGAGGCGATTAGCTCGTTTCGCGCCAGCGTGCCTGGCACTGCTTCGGTCAGATCAGATGGATGCTACATGGAGACCGGGTATTGCGATCCCGATGATGGCACCTGCCCCCCAGAAAAGGAGGCGGCCGGGTTATGCGTGAATGTCCCTGGCCAGCGCCCGCCTCCCTACGATTCGCCACCGGGGGGGGGGGAACCACCGGCCGGTGATACTGGCGGGGGCGGCGGGGGCGGCGATCAACCAGACCCGTTGGGCAAGTGGCCGAAAGAAGGCCTGTTGGCGCAGGTCGTTCCGATTGCTCCGCCATGCGGGACAATGGGGATGGGGGCGGTGTGCGGCGTGACCATCTGGGGGCAGCGGGCGCCCAAAACGCCGGAGAAGGTGGTTGACCCCTACGACCAGCCGCTGCGGGCCAAGCGGTTCTGGACGCCGCAGTGGGTTTGCGATGTTCACTTCTTCTGCAACGAAGGTCAGTACCCCGAAAGCGAAGGCACACCGCCGAAGGATAACGACCGTGGCAAAGGCAGCAAGACGAGCGGCAAGACCAGGGATGAACTCGACCAAGTCTGCACCGATATTGCCATTGTTGAAATGGCGCTCTGCCGTACGATCATCTACTCAGGAGGCGGTACGAAGTCCGAAAAAGCGCGGAAAATGAAGATATGCGAACAGGAAGTGAACGACAGGCAGCGCGCATGTTTCAAACACGCGGATGAACTGACCGACAAAGGTAAGCATCCGGCACCTTAACCTCCGGCACCTTAACCCATAACCCAACCATGCCCAGCTTCGGCCAGGCTAAAAGGACACTATCATGAAACAACCGTATCTCATAGTAGGACTGGACCAGAAGGACGGGAAGCCTTCGTTGAAGATGATTCGAGGCGTGATCGCAAATGACGGAAGCGTCGTCGGCGACCAACTCCCGTTCAGCGAGGTCAGCCCGCTACTCGAAGACCTCAACGCCCTTGGGGGCATGGGCGCGCGCGAAAACGTCGGCAAACTTGCCTTGCTGATGCTCGCTCGGGGGCACATGGACGATTTCAAACCGTTCCCGGAACTAGTGGCGGTCGACACCAGCATGGAAACCACACGTGATTGCGTGGAATTCCTCATTGACCTGACGAGGACCCTGAACACCAGCCAGTTCATCCCGATTATCGACAACTTGATGGCAACCCCGGCGTTTGCCAAGGAACTGTCCGGGACGGATGTTGAAAAGAACTGGGCGGTATTAAAACCGCGCTACGAGACCATATTCAAGGGCAAGTAGCATTGAAACCCGACCCGATGGAAATGCCTTGCGCCGCGATCCGTTCAAACAAGCCTTCTCGGGTCTGGCTAAAGGCACGTAGCTTGGTCCTGCCAGCCGGGCGCCCGGCTGGCTCCACACCACAGGAGAGACAATGATGCGAACCCCCCCGTTGCGCGAGCAGACCCGCGCCTACCTGCCAGCGATCGACGCGCTGTTCGCGCGCCACGCGGCCGACTTCGCCGGCAGCGACCTGCCCGCGACGTGGGCCGAGCTGCGCCGCAGCCGGATCGTGACCCACCTGGAGTGACGCGTGGACGGCTATTTCTGGGCCGGCGTCACGGTCGTGCTGGCATTCCCGATCTTCTGCGGCCTGGTCGGCTGGGCCGTGTACCGGCTCGCCTGTTGGGCCTGCCGCTTTCTGGACTCCAAGGAGCGGCCATGAACCCCTACTTCGCTTCCCGAATCCGCGACATTCAGGAGCGGTTCGGCTCCGCCCACGTGTTTCGCGACGTGGCCACCTATGACTACTGGGAGATCAAGGTCTCGCCCACCACGGGGTACGGCTGTTACGAGAATCGCCACGGCAGCGAGCGCGGCAATCTGTGGTTTCTCGGTGACCGCGAGCTGGTCGCGTTTGAAGGCCTGGAGAGCAGCCTCCTGAAGGGTCCCCATACGATCTTGCCGATGCCAGTCGTGCAAGCGCTGCACAAGCTGCGCTACCACGTCGACCCCGAGTTTTACTGGCTGGTGCGGCAAGGCTAGGGGACTCGTCGGTTGTCATGAAGGTTCAGGCCTGCTGTTGGTTGCATTTGCGGCGCGCACCAGCTCGTCACGCTCGGCGACGATCAGCGACGCCACCCTGGGCAGGTCGGACCAGTCGTGTCGCGAGCGCGGCCGCGGCGGCCCTTTTAGTACGTTGGCGACACCGGTCAGCAGCTCGGTCATGCGGGTGCGCAGTATGTCATCGTCGGCCAGCTCCTGCTCCAGCTCGATGATGCGCGCGCGGTCTGCCTTGATCCGGTCGTGTAGATTCAGGTTTTCGTTGACCAGCACGATGTGGAGTTCGTGCTGGTCGCGCCGGCCTTCCAGCCGCTGCTGCCTGGCCGTGACCCGCAGCTCGTGCAGCTGGCGGTTGGCTTCGGCTAACTGCGCCTCGCGCGCGACGCGAGCCCGGTTGGCGCTTTCGTAGCGTTCCCAGCCTTGCTGCGCGCGCAGCTGGGCGGCCGCCAGCTCGCGGTGCAAGCGCAGCACTTCCTGCTCGTGCGGGTCCGGTTCGGTCTGGTCAAGTAGGGGCTTCATTTGTTGTGTCTTCCCAGTCTGCTGGATTATACCCAGCTCTCGACAATCACCGGATCGTCGTTTGGCTCCCGCATTAGGCATGTCAGTCCGGGGGGCAGCTGCCCGCGCAGCCCGCCGAGCGAGTCGGCAGTCAGGATCATGTCGGTACGCCCGTGCTGGGTGAACAGGCGCGCGACGAAGTCGGCCGGGTAGTCGCTTGGATGGGCATAGATAGTCCAAATGCAGAGGTTACCCTGTTGCTGCAGTCCGGCGTGGGTGACCAGGGCCAGCGCGGGGGACAACAGCGTGTCGTTGGGGATGTTCATGACAGCGTTCCCTTGCGTTGCTGATAGTCGTAGGAATAGGCGTTGAGCAGCGCGAAGCCGGCGTCGACGCAGGCCGATACCATTGACGTCTCCAAGACGACATCCATCGCCAGGCAAATGGTCCAGAAGCACGTCACGTAGCGGGTGCCGGGCACGAAGATCGGCCACAGGAGGGCATTCAGACGCATCAGGTGTCAGCGCCGCCGGGTGGCAGCTTCCGGAGGGGCAGCGCGTCGATCGCGCGCATCGCCATGATGATCGCCATGTCCCACGCGTGCGCACTGACCTGCCAGTTCTCGCCATGCTGCTGCCGGTTGTACGGATTTTCTAGCGCCTGGAGGACATGCCAGGCCGAGTTGGTGACCTTGGCCGTCGTCCCGCACGCGGTGCAAACCAGCTCGTCGCCTTCGCGCACGATGGTTTCGTGAGCCGGCTGGGCGCATGTGGCGACGCCGAGCAGGTCGAGCGCTTCCTGGATATGGCGGTGCGGGCAGGTCTCAGCATGGTACTTGGCCACTGGTGACTTGGTCAGGCACTTGCATGAGCCAATATCGGCCTTTAACAGCTTGATCTGGAGCGCGACCGCCAGGCCACCCGACCACCTTCCGTTCAGCCGTGCCGCCAGCGCATACCCGTAAGCCGCACGCTGCTCGTCGTCGGCGAAGTCGCCGCTGATGTACAGTCGCACATCGTGCGCGAAATCGTCTGACTCGACGAAACAGCGGTGGTCGCGCTGTTGCGCCTCCGGGAAGTGCCGATAGCGCCAAGGACCCTTGTCCGGCATCCCGGCGCGCACCTCGGCCAGTTCGCGCTGCAGGCGCTCCATCTCGCGGTACGCTGGCAGGCGGTCGACCGGCAGGTCGGGCCGCTGCGACAGCAGGGCAGTGCGCTTGACCATGTCGGCGTGGTTGGCCTTCCAGTGGTCGGCCTCGCTCTCGAGCGAGCGGATCTGCGACAGCAGGAACCCGACATTGCAGTAGTCGCCCGGCGCGCCGCCGTCGCCCTGGTGCGGCGGCGCGCTGGCATGTGCGCGCTCGATCGCGTCGATGCGGTCGCGGTCGATCAATGCAGGTCTCCCGGTGGCGCGTCGGCCGGCATCATTGCGGCCACCCACGCCTCCAGCTCGGCCCGGTTGGTGAAGGCCTTGGTGACAACCAGCTGCCGCATCCCCGCATCGAGCGCCTCGCGCAAATCGCCCATCACGTCGTCCGCTGGCCGCTCCGTCATGATGCTGACGTATTCCGCGAAGCCCTTCATCGCCACGGCGGCCGCAAAGACCACGTCCTGCCACGCCAGGCCGGACATGCTGGCGTCCCGTTCGACTGCCATCATCACCTCGTTCAGGCCCTGCGCTACCTTGGCGATCTGCTGGAACCGATGGTTTCCATTGCTCATGCTGGGAATTCTCCGTGGTGCGTGTCCTTTTGCATGGCCTGAACCATGTCGCGCAGCTGCCTGGCGGTCACCATGGTGCTCGCGCCGGACCCCATGAAGTGCAGGATCACCGCATGGTCGGGGATTGGCTTTTCGGCCAGCTCCTCTTGGGCTTCGACCATGATCCACCAGGTCGCCACAGGGGCGGCGGCCGTCGCCAGCGCTTTGTAGTTGGCGTCAAGCCGGACGCAGGCCTCGGTCAGCAGTTCGCCGTTCAGGCGCACCAGCCGCAAGGTCAGTTCGTCCGGCAGCGCGATCGCACGCTCACCCTCCAGCATGTCCGACGGGGGGGGCACCGGGCGCCGGTCCTCGAAGTAGAATTCAAGCGCCGTGGCCAGCGCATCTTCGGCCATGCTGATCACATCGGCCTCGTCATCGCCCTGCGTGATCGCCTCCGGGATGTCGCGGAACGTGACGACAAAGCCGCCGGCTGCGTGCGGCTTGAACTTGGCGGGGTAGTGCATGCTTGTCTCCTGTTTTAGTGGGTCTGGTCCTTCGGCGGCTGGAAGAGAAAGCCGGTAGCGTCAAGGCTGTCGACCCTCACCGTGTTCACCGGGTCGCGCAGTGCGGCCGCGATGATCTGCATGGCGACATGGCGCGACTTCAGATTTCCGGCCGGGTCGTCGGGTGCTACGGCGCAGGCGGCGGCGTTGGCGGCCAGTCCGATCGCGTGAAACAGTTCGCTGACCAAGAGGCCGGCGTCGGCGTCACCGCGTTCGGCCGCAGCGTCGGCCGCGGCGAGCGCGGTCATCAGGCGCTGGATCAGGTCGGTCAGCAGTGCCTGGAAATGCGGGGCCGCGAACACCGATTGGAGATGGGCATGCAGGTCGTCGAAGGTGTAGGACGGTTCGGTCATGGTTTGGGCCTGTTTGGTGACGGACGGGCTACCCGCGATCGGGATCACCCCATGGTTCGATGAGGATCGGCAGCCCGGTCGGGTTGAATGCGATCGACATATGGCCGTCCAGTTCCCCGGCCAGGTCGCCGACGAAGCAGACCTTGGTGGCTGGCGGGACCTTTTGCAGGCAATTAATGATTTTCTGGCGCAGCGGCGTGCGCCCCAGCTTCAATTCCTGGAACACCACCAGTTCGTTCTGCCCAAGCGGCATGCTGATCAGCGCCTCGAACGCGCCGCGCCCGACAATGGTCAGGTGCGGTTCGTTGTCCTTGATGTAGCCGCCGGACCAGCAGCAGTACACAACCTTGGTGCCGACCGTCGTCTCGAACAGCGAATAGTTGATCTGCTCGAACTGGCCCAGCTGCGGCTTGTCGATGCGGACCAGGGCCTCGGTTTCGGGACTGGCGCTGGCGCCAAGGATCAGGCGGGAGACAATGTCAGTCATGGCTCGGGCTCAGGCCAGCACCTTGTAGCCGCGCCCGACCATGCATTTCTGGATCACTTGCACCTGCGAGCTGGCGCCGTGGGCGGCGCCAATGCCGACACCTTCGGCTGCGCCGATCTTGGCGCCGTACCCGGCCGCGCCGCGCCCGCCAATGGCCGCGCCCAGCAAGGCCCCCATCAGCGCCCCGGCGCCGGCCCCGGCAGTCGCCTGACCGCCAACGTTGACCTGCTCGGCGTAGGCCTGGCACTCTTTCAAGTCCACCTGGTACACGTTCATGTCGACGCCCTTCGTATCGACCACCGGCTGGTAGCTGGCGCAACCGGCCAGTGACAGCGCGAGCAGCGCACACATTGTTTTCTTCATTGTTGTTCTCTCTCAGGCGCCGGGAGAATCGGCCCGCCCCGGCCTCGGGCTGTTGTTCGCCCTTTGGTATTTATTGTAACTCGGTAATTGTTGGAAAGATACTAGAAGGCGTGGCCGGCGTGGCGCAGTTGTATCGTTCCGGCCGCAGAAATGACAAAGCCCCCCGAACCCATGACAGGCCGGAGGCTTTGTAGCCCTGCGCGCGCGCCGTGCAAGCTATTGTTGGGCAGTGCCCTGGTACAACATTGCGTTCAGCTCGTCGAGGCCAAGATTGGTGACCGCCATGATGGCCAGTTGCATGCCCGCCGTGATGCGGAGCTTGCCGTGCCGGGCCTTGCTGATCTGTGGCGGCCCGATACCGACGAACCGGGCCAGCGCGGCGTCGTTCTTGAGCTGGTAGCGCGCGAGCAGCGTGTCGAGCAGATGATTGGCGTTCTGCGGTTGGTGGTTTTTTTTGGGCATTGGGTAGGTCCTTTCAGGGTTGAAGCGAAAAAACGGCTAGTCGAAGCAAATCCCCAGCTCGGCTGCGGCGTAGGCCTCGACGTTCTGCATGAAGATCGCGAATTCCTCGACCCCCAGCTCGGCCGATGACATCGCCGCGGTGGCGCCGCCCGGCAGGTCAAGGACGCCGATGAAGCGGCGCTTGAAATACTCGTGCCAGGCCTCGACGCTGTACTGGCGGGCGTCCGGCCAGGCCTGTTCCGCGATGCGGGTCAGCACCGCCCCGAAGTAGCGGCGGTTTTGCGCGAGCGACCGCCGGCTCTGGAACAGGCTGACGGTCACGGCAAGAAACTTGCCCTCGCGCGCGAAGATGGACCAGTGCTGCGTCAGGAACGCAACCACGCTGGCCAGGTGCCGGGCCTCGCGCAGGACGAACAGGCGCTGCATTCAACTAGCTGCCATACAGCTTGCGCCTCGCCGCGCGCTGTTCTTGCAGCGCATTCACCGCCGTGACCAGCATTGGCCCAAGCGCGGCTTCCGAGTCGTGGTAGTACCAGGCCAAGGCGCCAAGCCCGGCGGCCATCTGTTGGGCGAAGTCGTCCAGCAGCGCCGCAAAAACCGCGTTTTGGTTGGCCTCGCCGGGGACGGCGGCGCTGGCGTCCTCGAAACGCTTGATCTGCTCGGCCAAGAAGCGCGAGACCACGGTTTCCTCGGCCTGGCTGGGAACGTTGTTGGTGGCGCTCGGGGCGACCGGGATGGTGACTGCGCTCATGGCTGGCTCCTTTCAAAGCGGCCTTTTTTGGTTTTAGAACGGGATATCCTCAAATTCCGGTGCCGGCGCCGCCGGGCGCGCGGCCTGGGGGGAGCGCGCCGCCGGCGCGGCCGGGCGCGCCGCCGGCGCCGGGGCGGCGTCGACGCGGCCACCCAGCATCTGCATGTTCTCGGCGATGATGTCGGTGGCGTAGCGCTCGATGCCGTCCTTGTCGGTGTACTTGCGGGTCTGGAGGCGGCCCTCGACGTAGACCGACGAACCTTTCTTGAGGTACTGGCCGACGATCTCGGCCAGCCGGCCGAAGAAGGCGATCCGGTGCCACTCGGTCTGTTCGGTCGCCTCGCCGGTGTTTTTGTCCTTCGCCTTGTACGAGGTGGCGACCGCGATGTTGGCGATCGCGTCGCCGCTCGGCAGGTAGCGCATTTCGGGGTCGCGCCCGAGGTTGCCGACGATGATGACCTTGTTGACAGATGCCATGCGGTGGTTCTCCTTAGTGGGATGGAAGCGCGCCGGGAGCGGCGTGCCGGGGTGGCGGGATCAGTTCGCGGTTGGTGTAGCCGGCGTGGCGCAGCATGCGCTCGGCGTGGCTGATGGCGGCGCCGGTGTCGCTGCTCTGGCCGGTAAGGCAGCGGTAGCACATCAGCAGGGTATGGGCGAGGCCGCGGTTGACGGCGTTGGCCAGGCCAGCCTCGGGCTCGTCGGGGACGGTAGCGGTCAGCTGCTCGTCCGGTTCGAGCGCGCTCCAGTCGGGCGGCAACTCGCCGAATTGGCGCTGGTAGCGGGTCAGCTCGGCCAGCTTGGCCTCGATCTGATCGGCGGCCACCAGCGCGGCGGCCAGCGCGCGCAGCGTGTCGGCCTTGGCCTGCGTGGCCAGCTCGGCGTACTCGGTGAAGCTGGCGGCATCGGTCGCGATCGCCTCGACGCTGGCCACCAGCTCGCGCACCGTGGCGGCCGGCAGGCCGTAGGCCTGGACCGCGAACGCGCGGATGTCCTCGACCCGCTGGCGCAGCGCCGCCACGCGCGCCAGTTCGACCTGGATCAGTGCCTCGCGTTCGGCCTGTTGCCGCTCCTGTTCCGCCTTGATGGCGTTACCGAAACGGTCCTCGCAGCCGGCGATGGCTTCGACCAGACTGTTTTTCGTTTCGTCGATCAGCTTGCCAATCCGATAAAACGGCTGCTTGTAACGCTTGTGGGTGCGCTCGGTGGCGAGGCGATGTTGGCGAAATTTTTCCTTCTGTTCCTCGGCCAGCGCCAGGCCCTCGGGGGTCGCCACGTTGATCAGCCGTGCTTGCGCGCGCACATCCTCGGGCAGCGCTGCCAGCGCCTCGGGGTCGAACACGATCAGGTCGGCCTGTTCCTTGTCCTTGCCGAAGTCGGCCCGGTGGACGGCAAACACTTCGTTGACGTAGGTGGCCGGCTCGATCTTCGGCACCGGGTCATACACCGGGTCCTCGTCCAGCTCGAAGCCGCGTTCGGCGGCCGGCGGCGGCAGTACCAGGTCGAGCGCGATGGGCGGGTCCTTGTCGGCCGCCTTCTTGGCGGGGGCCCGGCGCGGGCGCTTAGCCGGTTCCGGGGTGGCGGCATCGGTGGCGACGTCGGGCGACGGCGCCGTATTTTCGGTGTCGGTGCTCATACTGCTGCTCCTTGGTTGTACGCTGCCATGCCGCGCTCATTGATCTCGCGCAGCTCGATTTCGATGGTAGCGAGCAGTCGTTCGCTGGCTTCCCGCAGCTGCGCGATATAGGCGTCGTCGCGCCAGATGCGCTGGACGAACAATTTCAGGTGCTCGGGCATACGCGGATCGAATGAAATGAAGTCCCACCAGTCGCACTCGTTGACCCACATGTTGGTCTGGACCTGCGCCTTGTGCTCTGGCGGCATCATCTGCTTGCGCCAGGTATAGAGGTGGTTGATCGAGTTGTACGGGCACTTGGCCTCGACGCCGCCTTTACCGCTGTGGTCCTGTACCAGGCCGTCGGGCGAGCTGCCGATCCAGCGGATGGTCGGGTGCTTGACGAAGCCGGCGGCCATGATTTCGCGGCCAGTCTCGATCCTGTAGTGTTCCTTGGCGATGGGCTCCAACTGCTTGCCCCATGCCAGCGGCGCGGCGTGGACCTCGGGCAGCGGTTCGCCGGTCAGGCGCTCGACCACCAGTTCCAGCCCATAGGTGGCGGCGGTTTGCCCGCCGGCGAGCACGTCCACCATGCGGCTGCCGGTGATGTGGCCGGCGCGTTTGCGGCGCCAGGCCTGGGTGCCCTGCTCGGCGCTGACGGCTTCGGGCAATACGAGGATCGGGTCCATGGTCAGCGGCCCTTGTCTCGTTGTGCCGCCGCGCTGGCGGCGTCAGCTGCCCGCGCCAGTTCTTTCAGCCGCTCATGGTGAGCCACGCCGACAAGGCGGCGCTGCTCTCTGGACAGCTTTTCCCAGGTTGCCGCATACTTGGCGGTTCCCTGCTGGTTGGCGATCAGTTCCAGATTCTTGACCAGCGCGGTGCGTGCGTCCGATTCCGGCGCTTGCTGCGATGCGGCGTAGGCGGCCGGATCGAGCTGGCCGGCGCGCGCGAGCCGGGGGGCGCCGGGAGTGATGTCGTGCTCGATGGGTCCGGCGCCGTCGTTCTCGTTCAGTAGCGCGACCGCGGCGCTCAGGCGGTCGTTGGCCGGCCAGTTCTTCGCAGCGCGCTTGATGCCGGACTTCTTGATCTGCTCCTCTTCCCACTGTATCCACGGCAGGCTCGGGTTGTTCTTGTCCTTGGCCTTTGCCAAGGCAAAATTACGGATTTGCGCGATGTCGTCCTGCGTCAGCAGTTCGGTCAGGAACGCGTTGCCCGGCACTACCGCAACGTTGTAGGCGGCCACGATCGGGCCGCGCTGCTCGTTGGTCAGCCGGACGTCGATACGGTGCTTCGGGACGGCTACCGGCCCCTCGTACTGGAATGGGTCGTTGTAGCGCACGATGGCGGTCTTGCTGGCGAGGATGGCGCCACTCTCGACGGCCACCTTGATCATTCCCCGGTAACCGATGTCCAGGCAGCACACGCCGTCGCGGGGGATCAGGTGCGCCAGTTTCATGACCGGGTTGAGGGTCAGCCCGATGGCGGCGACATTGCGGACCGCCTTGCGGATTGAGTCGACCGGGCACCTCTGCAACGCCGGGCTGGCGAGGATGATGTCGAGCGCAAAGCGTGACTCCTGCGCGAACTTGACCAGGTTGCCGTTCGCCTCGGCCAGTGGCGCGAATTCAGGCTCGATATCGTTGATGATCAGTTCCCACTTGGCGGCCGGGGATTGGGCCATGGTCTGCGTCGAGGGTGGCGGGGCGTTCATAGATGACACTCCTTACAAGTTGATTGGGGCCGGGCAACCGGCGGCTAATCCAGCAGAACCATTAGACAGCACATCATCCCAATTGACTCCGGACCACGTTAAACAATGTGACCTGATACGACGCAACATGACTTAGAACGACGGCAGATCATATGACGACATGTGATGCGACGTAACGTGACGTTACGTTACCAGCCGTTACGCATGGCCTCGGCCCGGTCGATACGGGCCTCGTCGGCGGCGTCGCGCCCGGCCTGCTCGGCCAGCGCCGCGATGCGTCCCTCCAGCCGCGCATGGTCGCGCGCCGACAGCAGTGAAAGCAGGTTGGCGCCGGCCGCCACGGCCAGCGTGACGCCCTCGCCCTCCCACACGAGCGGGACCGGGGAGCTGATGCGGTCGATTTCGACCTCGTCCGGGTCTCCCGGATAGCCGGGGTCGCCGTTGGGCAGCGTGTAGACGTGCGGCGTGCCTGGCCGGTAGCTGCACTCGACCTCGAAGGTCGGCGCCGGGCCGACGACCGTCAGCTCGGGCGCGGCGGCCTCGGTGGCCGGCAGGCCCAGCGTGTCGAAGGCAGGGATCGGGATCGTCAGTCGCATCGCTTGGGCTCCTTTTTGCAACTGGTTTATGTTACGCAATAAAAAGGCGTATAGCAATAAAAAGTTGCGAAAAAAAGTTGCGCGAGTGGTGAACATTTTATGCGCGGACGAAAAAAAACCCGGCGCGAGGCCGGGTTGACGAGCGGAGCCGGGTGACCCGCTACAAACCGATGACGCCGGAGAAGGCGACTACGCGGCCGATGATGTGCAGCTCCTCGGATGGCGCGACTTCTTCCGGGAAGTTGGGATTGTCGGCGCGCAAGATGACCTGGCCGTCGTAGCGCACGAACAGGCGGCGCAGGCGCACGCCGGCCTTGCCGTCGAGCGCATAAGGCTGGCCCGCGACGATGTCGCGTTTGCTGGTGTCGACCAGGCACTGTTCGCCCAGCTCCATCGCATCGTCGGTGGCCAGCACTACCACGCAGTGAATCGGGTCCAGGTTGTGCTTGCGCATCCAGTCGATGCGGTAGGCGTAGCTGTCCTGTTCATCGTCATTCAAAGCGAGGATTTCGTGATGGCGTTTCACGCGCTGGTTCTCCAACAGGAAAGGACTGCGATACGGCGGGATGAAGGCGTATTTGGCAGCCACCCCTTCAGCTTGCACGGTATCACTATTTCCGGTGAGTAGCCACGCCTCCGTCGTCTTTAGTCGCGCCGCGACTATTTTGAGGCGCGCGCGTTGCGGCGCGGTGCCGCCGCCGGCGTCCTCCGTTTCCCATTTGCCGACGGTTTGGTACGAAACGCCACACTGGTCGCCCAGCTCTTCGCGGCTCAAACCCAGTTCCAGGCGGCGCTGCTTGATGCGGGTATGAATATTTTCCATGGCCGCAATGTACTACAACTTCAACTTGTGTCACTCAAAAAAAAGTTGCGTGCGCAACTCTTTCTTGTGTAAGATTTTCCCATGGAAAAAACAACGCCCCCCGCCCAACTGCGCCGCGAACGCGCCGCGCTGCGCCGTGCGATTGCTTGCAAAGGCAGCATGGCGGCGCTGGCGGCCGCCATCGACAAGGACCTGACCTACCAGGCGGTGCAAACCTGGCTGAAAAAGGGCGTGCCCTACAACCGCTGCCGTGCGATCGAGCGGGTGACGCACGGCATGGTGCAGTGCGAGGAGCTGCGCGAGGGCTACCAGGAGCTGTACGACCGGCCGTACCGGAGGATCGCGGCATGAAGCGCAGCGGTCCCCTGCAACGCCGTACGCCGCTGGCGCGCGGCGGGCGCAAGCCCCTTACCAGGGCCGCCTTCAAGCAAGCCTGGCCGGTGCGCCCGCTGCGCGCGCGCCGGCAGCGCGCCAGCGCGGCCGAAAAGGCGTATATGGCGCGCGTCGCGCAGGTCGGCTGCATCGTCTGCTCGCGTTGCCTCGGGATCGCCGGCACGCCGGCCGAGGTGCATCACCTGAAGGCGGGCGGCGGCAGCAAGCGCGCCAGCCACTTCGACACGATGCCGCTGTGCCCCGAGCACCACCGCGGCGCCAGCGGCATCCACCTGCTTGGGCAGGAGCGGTTCCGCGATACCTACGGCGTCACCGAGCTGGAACTGCTGCGCTGGTTCCAGGCGCTGATGCGCACCGACGCGGCGCGCGCCGCCGAAGGGGGCAGCGATGGCCGGTGAATGGATCAAGTTCGAGGCGGCGACCCCGGAGAAGCCGGAAGTGTTCGCGATCACGGCGGCGCTGGGCTGGGACGATCCTGACCTGACGGTCGGCAAGCTGCTCAAAATCTGGCGCTGGTTCGACCAGCAGACCCTCGATGGTAACGCCGCCGGCGTTAACCTGGCGTTACTCGACCGTATCGCCGGGGCCTCCGGCTTCGCGCAAGCCATGTACCAGGTCGGCTGGCTCGACTACGTCGACGGCACGGTCAGCCTCCCGAATTTCGTGCGCCACAACGGCGAAACCGCCAAAACCCGTGCCTTGACCGCAAAACGGGTCGGCAAATACAAGGCGAACACTGCAGGTAACGCTACTGGTAACGCTACTGGTAACGCTGCCGGCGTTACCTCGCCGTTACCTAAAGAAGAAAAGAAAACAGAAGAAAAGAAACAAGCAACCCCCAAACCGCGTGCGCCGGCGGCGCCCGCCTTCGACGGCAAGGCCGCACTGGCAGCACTCGGGGTGGACGGGCAGATCGCCCATGACTGGCTGGTCCTGCGTGCCGGCAAGCGCGCGCCGGTCAGCAAGACTGCGCTGGATCAGATCATCCGCCAAGCGGCCTTGGCCGACATGTCGCTGGAGGCCGCGCTCGCGATGTGCTGCAGGCGGGGCTGGACCGGGTTCGACGCCGAGTGGGCGCGCAAGGACAAGGCAGGCGTGGCCGGAGCCGGCCATCTGGGCGAGCGCGCACGCCAGTTCACCGACACGTTGACCGGCCGGAGCCGCAGCGATGACGCGACCATCATCGACCTTAACTGAACAGGGCGGCGAGGCGCCGGCCTGGCCAGCGGACGCGCTGCCGCAGCGCGCGATCGAGCACGTATTTAGCGTGATGCACTGCGAGTACGGCAAGCGCTTTTCGGACCTGTGGGGCGGGCTCGATCCGCAGGCGATGAAGCAGCATTGGGCCCGCCGCCTGGCCGGGCTGACGCGCGAGGAGCTGGCCTGCGGGCTGCGCGGACTGCGCGGCAAGGACTGGCCGCCGACGCTGCCCGAGTTCATCAAGCTGTGCCGACCGCCGGTCGACCCGGCCCGCGCGTACCACGAGGCGGTCGACGGCATGGTGGCACGGGTGCAGCGGCAGGAGATGGGCCACTGGAGCCACCCGGCGATCTTCTGGGCGGCGGTGGAGGTCGGGTCGTTCGACCTGCTGAACCAGGGCTACGACAAGCTCAAGGTGCGCTGGGAGAAAGCGCTGCAGGCGGCGCTCGACGCCGGTGCGTGGGACCCGATCCCGGCGCCGATGCTGGCCCTGCCGGCGCCGGGCCGGGCGGCTACCTCGAATGAAGAAGCAAAGCGACAGCTGGCGGCGCTCAAGGCCGAGCTGGCGCGCAGGCAGCAGCAGGACCAGGCAGATCCCCCTACCACCCACGACGAGGAACCGCACCATGAAAACTGAAATCATCGCCATCACCGACCAATCGGGCTCGATGGGGACTATCAAGCGCGCAGTGATTGACGGCTTTAACGGGTTCGTGCAAGAGCAGCGCGAGGTGCCGGGCCAGGCGCGCATGACCCATGTGAAGTTCCATAACGAGACCGAGCCGCCGCTGTACCAAGGTGTGCCACTGGCCGAGGTGCCGCTGCTGGACGAGGCCACGTACACGCCGTGCGGGACCACGGCCCTGTTTGACGCAGTGTGCGCCACGCTTGACGCACAGGGCTTGCGCATCCAGCAGGAGGGCTGGGCCGATCAGGTGATTGTCGTGATCCTGACCGACGGCGACGAGAACGCGAGCGTCAACCACACCGAGGAGCAGATGACCACCATGATCGCCCACGCGCGCAAGCACGGCTGGCACTTCGTGTTCCTGGCCGCCAACCAGGACGCGTTCAAGAAGGCGAGCATCTACGGCATTCCGGCCGCCACCACCAGCAACTTCGTCGCCTCGGCGGCCGGCACGACCCAGGCCTACGCCACGGTGGGCGGCATGACGCGCGCGCTGCGCACCGAACCCGCAACCTATGTGCAAGGAGAACAGTGATGCTCAACTGGATTCGCTCGCTCTTTTCGTGGAGCACGCCGGCGCAGCGCCGCCATCAGCGGCAGCAGCAGCTGGAGGTGATGCGCCTGAGCCTGGTGCGCGGGCAGCAGCTGGCGCGCGTGCGCGCCGCCAACCGGGCCCGCTGGCAGGAGGGGGAAGCGGCGCGCCGCGCGTCCCGCCTCGATGACGGCCAGATTCTGGAGCGGCGCTCGGTTGCCAAGCGGCCGTCGACGTCGCCGGTTGCGCGCATGACGGGCGACTGATGAAGTACCGCGCCCGCGTCGATGCCAACCAAGGCGTGATCGTGGCGGCACTGCGCGCGGTCGGCTGCTTCGTGCAGTCGATTGCGATGGTTGGCAGGGGCGCGCCCGATCTGTTGTGCGGGTGCCGCGGGCGTTGGTTCGTGCTGGAGGTGAAGGATGGCAGCAAGCCGCCGTCGGCCCAGGCGCTGACCCCGGACGAGGCGAAATGGCACGCGGCGGCCGGCCCGTGCGCGCCCGTGCATGTGGTGGCGACGGTCGAGCAGGCGCTGGCCGTCGTGACCGAGCAGCAGTAAGCAAATACCGAGGAGAGAGACAAATGCACGAGACACTGACCCTTGAACAACAGGCGACCTATGCGCGCTATTACCTGATGCTGCGCGACGCGGCATTGGCGGACGATCCGCGCGTGGTGGCGGTGTTTGACGCGCACGCGGGATGGATGGACTCGAAG